GATCAGGATTCCGCGAAAGTTGTCGTGATTTGTAATGACGTTAAGACGCTCAGCGGCCCACCTGACTGGGTGGCATTCGTGCGCCAGCTCGGCAACATCAAGACGGCGCCGACCAAGGCCAGCTATGCCAGCTACAAGATGGCGAATATCAAGCTGGGAGACGATCTATTCGACGCGGCCTGCGCCGGGGTGTGGGCGCTGATGACGCGCGGAGAAAGTGGAGATGTTACGACGGTGATCGGCAGCCGGGTGCAGACGCGGGAACAACTACTTGGACAGCCGACAAGGATAGCTGCATGAGCAAGATAAAGTCAGAAAAACTTTTTATGCCAGGGCTATATGTAAAACCGCCCGTTCCGCGCATCTATGAAAAGCCGCGCCCATTAACCGAAGTGGAAGAGGCGGCGGTTGCAGAAAATCGCGAAATGGTACGAATGTACATGCCAGAGTTGGCGCCGATGTTGAAGGAATTGAAAGATTTTGGGATGGTGGACGGGTGGCGCAGCGTGGGCGAGGTGGTGTTGCTTGATGCTGATAAAACGGAAGGAAGCAAACATGGGAATGATTGAAAATCTGTGGGGTAAAGCCAAAACGAAAATAGCGAATTTGCGCGGAGGTGCACCTGCGCAGATGTTGCCGAATGAGTCCGCCGCTATTAAGTCAGGATCAAGCGAAACAGGCCGCCGAACCACACCGGAGAATCAGCTCAAATATGCCTACCGGATGATGTGGGTGGATCCTGAGTTGCGCCAGAGCATCCTCGATATTCGCGAGATGGATAGGTTAGACGGAAGGGTGAAGCAAATTCACCGTCGCGTTGCACGGGATACCACGCGAGGAGGTCTATTATTCACTCAAGAGCGACCGAGCGAGGAGATGCAGCGCGAGTGGAAAGCGTTTTCCCGCCGCTTACAGTTAAACCGTTCCGAAAAATTGCGCTCCGATGCGCGCGGTCTGGTGATGGAAGGAAACTTGCCGCTGCAATGGGTGCTGGATCAGAACCAGAACGTCGATTCAGCCATCCGCATGCCTTCCGAGACTATCCTACCGAACGTGGCGGACGATGGCCGGTTCAAGGACGTTACCAAAGCCTATAGCCAGGTCGACTGCATCACCGGAAATGAACTTGCCGCTTTTCCGCTGTGGAAACTCACGCTCGCTCGCTATGACCCGGATAATTTCGATGACATGGGAAGTATGGGTCGCCCGTTCCTTGATGCCTCTCGGAAGGTATGGAACAAATTACAGATGACCGATGATGATTTGGTGATCCGCCGCCGAATGCGCGCGCCGTTACGCATGGCGCATGTGTTGAAAGGAGCATCCCAGAATGAACTTGATACCTACCGCGATGGGGTGGAGAAAGATCAGGCTCATGGCGTAACCACCGATTACTACATGAATAAAGAAGGCGGTGTCTCTCCAGTAAACGGAGACAGCAACCTAGACCAGATTGCCGACATCGTTTACCTGCTCGACACATTCTTCTCCGGTTCTCCTCTCCCGAAGGGGATGATGGGATACACCGATGGCATGGCGCGCGACATCTTGGAAGACTTGAAAGCAGCTTATTTTGAGGAGGTGGACTCGCTGCAAGATACGCTGGCATGGGCATACGAGCAGGGATTCCGTCTGCACCTGTTGCTCAAGGGAATCAATCCAGAAGATTCGGAGTTCGAGGTTACCTTTGCTGAGCGACGCACTGAAAGCCTAACCCAAACTACTGACCGTGGATTGAAGTTGAAGGCATTGGGATTGCCTGAAAGTCTGGTGTGGGAGGAAATCGGATTCGATCCGGTGACGGTGGCCGCGCGTCGCAAATGGGAGTACGAAACAAAGTACAACCCGTATCCATCGGAAGATACGAGCGCCGAACCGCCGCCTGTGGTGAAAATCACGCCGAACAATGCGCGCAAGGGAAACTCAGCTACGAGTATAGGAAATGGCTGACCCCGTACAAACCGCCATCAAGCGCGCCACCCTCGCCGCCCAGCAAGAGGTGGTGAAACTGGACGCAGCCGCCTTGGAAGAATTGCAGCAGCTCTACCAGCAGGCCGCTGACGACATCGCGCAGCGCATTGCGGCGCAGGCGGGGCGGGATGGGAATGTGATGCTTTCGGAACTGCAAAGCGTGCTGGCGCAGGTTCAGGCGCGGTTGAAGGAATTGGCGGCGGCGCGGAATGCTTTGCTGAATGAGACGATTACGACGGGGGCGGAGTTGGGGACGCAGCCGCTGACTGCGCAGGGCATCGCTCCGTTGATCGCCCCTCACCCCAGCCCTCTCCCGCTTGCGGGCGAGGGAGTATTGTTGACGCGGGCGGCGGCGATGACGATCAACCATGAGGCGCAGCAATTTGTGCGCACGTTTATCGGGGCGGACGGGTTGCAGTTGTCGGACCGTATCTGGCGGATTGATCGGCATGCGCGGGACGTGGTGGTAAACTACATCGAGCAGGCGATCATTCAAGGACATGGCGCGGCGCAGGCGGCGCGGGAATTGTTGGCGCAGGGGCAAGGCGTTCCGGCGGAGGTGGCGGACAAGATGGGCGCGGGCAATGCGCAGGCGATGGGCAAGTCCGCTGGTGAGCTGCTGACGGGGCAAGGTAGCCCGATGGACAACGCGATGCGGCTGATGCGCACTGAGCTCAACCGGGCGCACGGCACGGCCTACGCCAAGGGCGCGCTGGCGCATCCCGATGCGGTGGGTGTGCGCTACAAACTCTCCCCCGCCCACCCTAAACCGGATATTTGCGATTTGCTCTCCACGCAAAACCTGTACGGACTTGGGGCGGGCGTGTACCCCAGCGTGGAGGCCAGCGGCTGGCCTGCGCATCCGAACATTCTTTCCTTTCTGGAAATCGTGTTCAAGGATGAGGTGACGGCGGAAGATCAGGCGGGAAAAGAAACCAGCATGGAGGCGCTGGCACGGCTGACACCGGAGCAACGGCGCGGCGCGCTGGGGGTGAATAAGGCCGAGGTGTTCGATCAAGGGAAGATGTCCAAAGGGATGATTCGGTCGAAGTGGTCTTCCGTAAAAAAACGAATTTCAAATAATTAACCTTCAATAAAAAACCCGCTTCGGCGGGTTTTTTATTGTCCACAGAATCTGTGAATAACCCTGTAGATAAACGTCCTCAATGCAATATCCATAAAGCGATTTGGTATGCGATTAAATTTTAATCACACGCCACGCGCCAGCCTGTTTTTGTCTTGACTCATCATAGAAAATCATCTCCAACCTGAAAAGGTCAAGCCTCGCGCGACGGTTAACGGCTCGCTCGCTCAACCCGGCGCGGGAGGCTTTTAAATTTTCGCCTTCAGATTTTCTGGAGCGGATAAAGGGGATCATTATCTTGAGTCAACGCGTACGCAGATTTTTGCTCGAAGCCGCCATCCCGGATGGGGTGAGGCGTTTCGTTTCCGAGTTGCCGAAGATGCTGTCGCTGGATGGCGCGGCTCCGCAAACTTGGGTGACGGTGACGAAGATCGGCCACTTCTATGACCCGCGCTATGGCGAGTTCGACATCACGCGCCCAATGTTGCTGGCGATGATCGAAAACTTCAACAAGGGAACTTACGGTCAGGAGATATTTTTGGACGTTGCGCATGAACCTTCAAAGGGTTCAGCGGGAACGTTCAAAAAGTTGGCTCTCGAAGGTAACAAGCTGCGCGCACTCATAGAGTGGACACCCTATGGCGTGGATGCGGTGAAGGAGCGCGGGTTTAAGTATTTATCCGCCGACTACACAGAGAATTTTCAAGACAACGAAAAACGTGCCCAGCATGGCCCATTGCTGTTTGGCGCAGGGCTGACGATACGCCCGGTTATCAAGGGTAACGAACCGGTGCAGCTTTCCGAGCCGGATGGTTCGCCCCCCACGTTTTTACACCCCGATTTGCAAACAAATTTACTTCAGGAGATTGAAACCATGCACAAGATGCTCGCCGAAAAACTCAAGTCCATGCTTGCCGGTATTAAGTCGCTTTCCGAACCGCTGCGTGCTCAACTGTTAGCGGCTTTTGAAAATGCCGTGCAACCCATCACCGATGAAGCCAAGGCCAAAGAGCTGATGGAATCATTCGCGCAGTCCGGCAAGACGCTGGCGGAACAGATCGCCGCAGGCAATAAGGAAATCAAGCTGTCTATCGAAACTCCATCATCCAGCGCTGCCGCTGCCGCGACCGGCCTGACTGTTGATGATGTGCGCAAGCTGCTGGCAGAAGAAACTGCTGCCAAGAATGCTGCCGCGAAAAAGCTGGCGGAAGATCACGCATCCAACGTGAAACTGTTGAGCGATACGATCAACGCCGCCACAGGTTTATCCGAAGAGCAAAAGAAGACGCTTTCCGAAGAAGTTGCACCGATGATCTCCGGCGATATGTCTGCGAACTACGTCAAGACGCTGGCCGAGATGCAGGTGAAGAAGGGTAACGAGTTGGCGGCGGCACGCCAGCTTTCGGCGATGGGTTTTTCTCGCCCTTCCGGTACGCCGCATATCCAGATGATCGACGGTGAAAGCAAAAAGCTGGATGGTATCTATCGCGACAACTTGAAGAAGACTTCCAGTTTTGCGCTGGGAAATATCAAGCTGGCGGAAAAGTCACATCCGTTTGTTTCGATGGTGCTGGCTGAGTTTGACCGCGTTCATGGTGCGGCAATGCACAACGAAGTGAAGATGCTGGCGGGTGAAACCGGCATGGCGAATGTCAATTTGCCTATCGGTTATCAGCGCGAGGTGATTCGTGAGGCGTTGAGCGATACCAACATTCTGAATCTGGTTCAGACAATGGTTGATTCCGAGGCCAAAGAAACAACACTGATTCCTTACGAGCTGCGCGATGTCGCCAACATCGTGAACGATGGCATCGTGTATGAAGGCCAAGAAATCCCAGAAGCGGGAATCTCTCAACTTATGGATAGCGCTTATATCCAGCCGATGAAGATCGCTTTGCGCGTTTCCAACGAAGTGATGCACTTCAGTCAGGCAAGCGGTATCAACTGGGATGCGATGGGGCGCAATTTGGCCTCCAACGCAACCTATATGAAAGAGTTGATTTCGCGTCGTATTGCCAACGCTTTGCAACAGGCAACGGATTCCTTTGGCGCTATTGCTGTACCAGCAGAGTCATTTTCTGCGCAATTGACCGGTGCAACGAGCATTTTCAAAACAGTGAATTACCCGATTGTGCGTCCGCTGCAAGAACGTAATCTTCGCGGTCAAGCAATGGGTGTGGCTGAAAATCCTATCGCCGTCATATTGAACAGTACAGCAGTCACGATGTACGACGGTACGGGAAAACAAGTCGCAGGAACCTACTACCGCGTGACGAATTACAACCTCGGCTACTTCCAGACTGTGAATCAGCTGGGCGTTCCTGTTACTCCGGCACCTAATGCCGGCGTAAATACCATTGCCTACAGCAAAGCAACCAATATCCTCAAGGTTGACTTGGATGTTCCGAATGGTTCAACGGCCAAGAAGCAATTGAACTTCGTGCTGGAAGCAATCGGCGCACGCAAGGCGCTGCTGTCCGGTGATCGTTTCGTTAAGCCGGACTTCCAGTTGATGAGCCCGCACATGAACGACATGCTGACCAACGCCGAGCAGTTCACCGATAACGGTCAGCGCGTGGATGCAACCGTGTCTCCTGATGGTGATTTGACTACCGTTAAGGGAATTCCCGCTTTCGGTACCAACGCACCGGGCATCGACCTGGGTGACTCTCGCATCATCATCGGTCAGCGTGGTCTGTTGGGATACTCCGTCGCCAAACCGTTTGTGTTTGGTCAGCCGTTTGAGGCAGTCGGCCCCAACGGACAACCAATCGGCAAGAAGATCGCCTATGGCGAGGAATACAGCGCAATCAAGGTTCCCACTCCTGTGCGCAATCGTATGACTTCGGTGCTGGCATACAGCTTCACCGGCCGTTAATCCGTAACCCTCCCTCGCTCAATCGGGCGAGGGAACTCAGGAGATAAATGATGAAAGTTCCCTTTACCAATGAAGGAAAAACCGTTGTGCATATCGGCAATGTGACCGTTATGCCCGGACACACTCGGGATGTAGAAGAGCACGACATTCCCGATTTCAAGTCGGAAGTTCCAGCCGAGAAAGAAAAAACCGACCCGCTGGCGGAATTCCTGTTGCGCAACGTGAAAGACGTAGTGGCTGCTTTGGCTGGTTTGTCGCTGGCTGAGGTTGAGCGTTTGGGCGAGTTGGAGCAGCTTGGCCAAAAGCGCAAAGGGGTGTTGAACGCGATTGCGGAGACGTTGCTGGTGCGCGCTTCGCAGGATGAGATGTTGTCGAAGGTGGGCACGTTGAGCGATGAGGAGCTGGCTGCCGCACTGGAAGAGGCAAAGACCGATATCGGTATCAATCCGGCTTATCTGGCGGCGCTGAAAGCTGAACACTTGAAACGCAATCCGGCAGCGGCGGAGTAATACAGCGTGCCCGGCACTCTCTCCAGAGCGGATTTGCTCGCTGACTATAAAGCCTCGCTGCAAGATTCGGCGAAGGTTTTTATCGCTCCACTCGATGCCGACTTTATCCGGCATCTGGATGTGGCGGCGCTGGATTTTTCGCGGATTCGTCGGCGCACTTTGCTGGGTGAAGTGTCGCTGGTGGCCGGACAGTTTAACTACCCTGCCCCGGCGAATTTGCTGGCTTACAAGTCGGATGTGTGGAGTGTGCCGGCCAGTCGCATGAATCCGTGGGACAGGAATTATCCCGGGCGGTTGCCGGATGTACGGGTGGCGGAGAACGGTGCGGCGCGCGAGCTGCACTTTTCGCCCGCTCCTACTGGGCAGCAGATCGGAGCGCTGGGGTCGGTGTTTAAGTTTTACTACTTCGCGGCGCACAGTATCGGCGATACGGCGGCAGCGACGACGATTTTTCCGGGTGATCGCGGCTTGCTGATTTTGCGGGCGCAGGCGGAGGCGATGAAGGAACTGTCGATGCGGAATATCACTAAGCCGGTGCAGATGCGCGACGGTATTTCGAGTGGTCCGCGCAACGGGACTCCGCAGTATTTGTTTGAAGTGCTGATGAAGATGTTTGAGGAGGCTAAGTGATGCAATTGACAGCCCATTTTTCGGTTGGGGAATACACGGAGTCGGATACGGCTATCCGCCTCGGTATCAACAACTCGCCGATGCCCGTAGTTTTGCCCAACCTGAAACGCAATGCTGAGTTGATGGAATTGATCCGCGCGGAGCTGAGCAAAGCCGCGGGCAAGCCGGTTGCGGTGTTTTTGAAGTCTGGCTACCGCTGCGAGGAGCTGGAGCGCGTGGTGGCGCATAAGGACTTTATGTCTTGGTGCGACCGCCATCGCATCGCGATGAGCGATGACGCATGGCGCACTTATTTCGCTCGCAAGGGACACCCAAAGGGGAATTGCGCGGACTGGATCGCGCCCGCCTTTGGCACGCCAGCGCAGATCGTCAAATTTCTGGCAAGCAAGCCGGAGATTATGGCGAAGGTGGATCAGATCATCTGCGAAGGGACTTGGGTGCATACAGCCACGGCAGACAATCCGCGCAGCGAGGTGATGACGGCTTCGTTTGATGAAAACGGTGTTCCGTCTTATTCCAAAGGTATCGCATGATCGCCGACTTCATGCAATGGGCTGATCGCCGCCACTTCGTCAGCGTTCGCGCCTTTACGCTGTACATCACGCTTTGGATGACGTGGAAGGCATTTGCTTGGGCGGCTATCTATGCGATGACCAATAACATTGATGGATTGCAACAAGCGGCAGTGATTGCCGCCGTGACTGCGCCTGTTTCTGCGCTGCAAGTCTTCGTATTCAAATCCTACATGGAGGCAAAGCAATGAAATCTTACGCAAACGCAATTATCGCCGTGGTTATTTTGCTGATTATTGGCGCGGTGCTGGGCGAGCGCTGGTATCACGGGGAACAGCGTTTCAAGGCGGGAAAGGATGAAGTGCAAACCGCTTGGGACAAAGACAAAGCCGCCCGCAAGGCCGAATCGGATCAGCAGGCCGAAGACACACTCAACAAAAACAAGGGGAATGAAGATGCACTCAACCAAACTCAAGCTGATTTGCGTGATTCTCGCAGCCGTCTCGCTTTCGCTCTTAAGCGGTTGCGAGAGCTTAAAGCTCTGCCGGGGAACGAAAGTGTGTTCGTGGCAGGAAGTGGACAAACGGCAGTGCCCGGCGTGGCCGGTGATACCTTCGAGCCTGGTGTCGGTGTCGGACAACGAATCGGTAGCTGCCTCTCTTCTGGCTCTGAGCCCTGCTTCGTCAGTCGCGGATTCTTCGACCAAGCGGTAAGCGATGCGGATGATCGGCGGTTGACGCGGGCGTGGGCGGCTGGCCAAGGGATTAAAACAGTAGGTAACAAGGGCGAATAGTCGTGGAACGCATTATCAACGCATTATCGGATGCAAGTGGAAACCCTTGGGTAATCGGGTTGCTGGCCTTCTTTGGCGCTTCGTTCGCTGGGCTGGCTACGCAGTTGCGCTCCGGTTCGCTGCTCTCCCCCCGCTCTGTGTTGGCGGCGATGCTGAATAGCGGATTTATCGGCACCATCATAGCGTTGATCGGCTACAAAACCTTTGCGGATGATTTGCCCTATTTGGTGGGAATGTCGCTGCTGGCGGGTATTGGCGGCGCGACGATGTTGGATTTTGCGTTGCAGATTGTGAAGCGAAAGATGGGTATCACGATCCGCATCGAGCAGGATAAATAATGAAACTGAACTACGCCATCAATGACGTTCAATCACGTGCCGCGCTGGATAAAGCGCCGGAGGTGATGGGGCGGAATTTGGAGGCGGCGCTGGATCGGGCGGCGATTGAGGGCGCAGACATGATGCGCGCCGAGATCAGTCAGCACGATGTGACCGGGGCGCTGAAAAACTCGGTGGCGGTGCGGCGGTTTGCGGCGCTGGAGCGGTTTATCACGCCGACGCTCAACACGGCGGCCGCAGTAGATGAAGGAACGGGACCAGCGGCGGGAAAGGCGCGCTACTTTCCCAACCCGGACAACTTGCTGGACTTTATCCGACACTCACCCGCGTCTCGCGGCTTTGGCTGGGCGCGCAAGGGCAGCTCGAAACGTGGCGGGCAGGATTTGGAGTTGTGGTTCCGGTCTCGGGCGATGGCGCGCTCGATCTACATGAAAGGAACGCAACCTGCGAACTTTGTGGCGAAGACGGAAGCACAATCGAAAGAACGTTTCTTTGCGCTGATGGATGAAGGTGTGGCGATGGGCGTGCGCGAGGTGATGGCGTGAGTGCATTGAGCGTGAAGATGAATGCGCTTAAGGCGGAGATGGCGGCGATGTTTCCGGCGCGGGTGGTGACACGGGATTTGCAAGATTTTCCGCAGCGTTCTGCGGCAGACCGTGAGAAGGGAATTTATACACTGGTGTCGCGCAGCGAGGATAGCTATACCCACACGATAGGGCGCGAGGCTTCGGACGGTAATCACAAGATCGGGTTGCTGGGGCAAATTGAGGTTGCCGAGAATGCCCCCCCTTCTGCGGTGGAGGATGCCGAGGGGATGATGATTGACGAGGTTAAGGCACTCATGCGCAGCCGCACCCAGTTGACCAATTCATTGCGCTTGATTGGGTTTCGGCAGAGCGGGCAGCTTGAAGCGCCTTGGGGCTGGGTGGCGTTTGATTTGGTGATGCAGGGCGATTAGTTTTTTTGAGAGGAAGAGTCATGGCTAAGAAAAATTCAGCGGCAGATGAGATTCAGACGGCGGGTATTGGCGAAAGTGGCGCTGTAGATAACACCTCCTCCCCTACCCCGCCTACGGTGGCACCAACAGTTTGCCCGCATCGCGGCAAGGGCGGTAGTTATGTGGTGGACGATGCCACACAAACCCGCACCCCCAACCAACAACCAATCGAGGAGTAAAAAATTATGGGAATGAAACTCAATATTTCTTCACTGCTGGTGGCGATGCAGGCCACCCTCGGCGTGGATGCCAATCCGACCGGTGCGGCGAATGCCATTTTGCTGCGCGGGAAACCTTCTCTCACACCGCAGGTGATGACGGAAGATCAGCGCAATATTCTTATGCCCTATTTCGGTAATCAGGGTTCGATGAATTCGGCGGCTTTTGGGCAACTGGATTTCGAGTTTGAGCTGGCGGGCTCCGGCACACCCGGCGTTGCTCCGGCGTATGGACCGATCTTGCGCGCTTGCGCGATCTCGGAAACGATTATGGCGGCAGATGTGGCGGGTATGGCTCAGGCGGGCGGCACTGTCTCTTCTATCGTGCTGGCGGCGAACTCTTCGGGGGTAAACGACTTTTACTCCGGTATGCCGATCAGCATTACCGCCGGAACCGGCGCGGGTAAGAGCGGCCTGATTTTGGAATACAACGGTACGACCAAGGTGGCGAACATTGTTTCTGCCAATTGGGTGGCACCGGATGCGACCAGCGCTTACGCCATCGGCGCGAATGTGGCTTATCGCCCGGTATCGAACGCGCTGGAAGCGGCTACGATGTATTTCAACATCGACGGCGTGTTGCACAAGTTCCTCGGTGCCCGCGGTACGGTTTCGTTCTCGCTGGGTGCGGACAAGATTCCGTTCGGCAAGGCGGTGATGACGGGTGTTTATGTTCCGGTGATTGACTCCCCTGCACCTACGGTGAACTTTACCAAGTGGCTGCGCCCGCTGATTGCGAACAGCGTCAATACCCCTTTCTTTTCGATGCACGGCCTCGCTACGGCGGCGCTGGATACGTTGAGTCTGGACATCGCCAACGCGGTGCAAAAGGTTTCTCGCATCGGATCGTTGCAGACGGTGGAAATTACCGAGCGCAAACCCGTGGCAAACGTATCCATGGAAGCAGTGATGGTCGCGGTGAAGGATTGGTTCGGCATTTGCGCGGCCTCGACACCGGGCGCGCTGGGGGTGATCCACGGCACGGCGGCGGGCAACCGCTTTGCGCTGACCTGCCCTTCTGTGGTTCCGAAAGCGCCGAAGTATGCCGACAGCAACGGCACAGCCATGATCCAGATGAGCATGGATGTGACCCCGGTGGACGGCAACGACGAGTTTAATTTTGTGGTTTATTGAGCGAGGAGAATAGCGATGGCATTGCGTTTGGATGATAGCGAAGAGATTTTGATTAAGAAGTGGCCGGTTGTGGTGTCTAGCCCCAAGGACGGCGGCGGCGTAAGCACCAATGAAATTTTGGTGGACTTTGCGCTGTTGCCGCAGGACGAACTGGATACCGTGATCGAGGCTTCGCGTGACGGCGATGGCGGCGGCGATGCCAATGTTTTGCGCCGTGTGGTCAAGAGCGTTTCCGGTATTGAAGATGCCGATGGCAAGGCAATCGACTACTCGGATGATTTGCTGAACCGCCTGTTGAAACGCCCGAACATCCGCTCGGCCATGATGACGGCTTACTTCGATGCGGTTATCGGCAAGAAGGGCAAGCGAAAAAACTAGCCGGAGCCGCGCTGCATTGGGCGGATGAATCGTCCGGAAGCAGCACGGCAACAAGCGATGAGAAACGCCAAGGGCTGCGCGATCTCGGCATGGGTGAAGAGCAGATCGACCAGATGCTCGGCACGAATTCCGCACCCGAAGACGATGAACCCGAAGAGGAAAATGTTTTTTTAGTCTGGCCGGAAAACTGGGATTGCGTACGGGTGTTTCTATCGCTAGGTTCGCGCTGGATGGCGGACGGAATGAGCGGTTATTTTTACGGGATGGAGCGGGCGGACATTTGGAGCACGATGCAAATGCTACAGATTGAACCACCCCGCTACAGCCAGGTGCTCGAAGATTTTCTGGTGATGGAAGCCGAAGTTTTGAAGGTGTTTAACAAGAAGCATTGACCGTATACAACCCCGCTCCGGCGGGGTTTTTATTCGCCAAATAACAGCCTGTTATT